AAGAAGATTCAAATCATCTTTGTGTAGTGAAACTACAGAAAGAAATTCATTGAGGTCATAAATTCCAAAATCGGCAGGAATTTCATCGGGAATGGTGGCCTGGGCCAGAATATTCTTATGAGCAGAAACAGTCTTAACAGTCTTGCCCTTCTTCAGAAAGATTCCAGGGTTGATGCTGCCAAAATTTTTCAATACACTAATTGTTTCACTTGAGAGTTTCATTATCTAGTCCTTTAGTCATGTCGTGATTATGTAGAGCCATAATTCCATAGTGTAACACTTTCAGCAGGTCTTTGCGGTTATAACCATCTTTTTTGCCATACCTTTGTGCATACTTTAGAATATTGCCAATACAAAATCCTTCTCCGTGTCCGGAGTCCATAATAAATTCAGTTGCCTGAAATTTGTTTTGCGAATAATGTTCACTATAAGTGTCATTGATATAATGACGGAGTTCTTCTAGCAAACGGTCTTCGCTATATTTGTAATCAATATGTCTCATAGTTTACCTGCGTAATTTGCAACAGCGGGCATATCACCAGTAAAGGCGTAACTACCAACGTGTTGCGTCTTCATCCAAGGACACAAGAAGATTTCACCACCAATCTTACGCCACATTTGGCAGAACATATAATCTTCACTTAGATAACGATCTGTTCCACCATCTGTGATACTACCCTTGGCATCAATCACAGTATCAAAGTATGCGTGAATGTACCTGGTGCCGTCAAAGTTAGCTTGACCAACATGATCTGGCTTATAATGAATCATAGGATAAGCATCTTTCATTTTATCGAAAACATGCCGTTTAATCATCATATAACCAGTTCCAATTTCCATAACTTCAAGTGGCTCAGTTACAGAGAACTGCTTTGTGCCTTTGACCACATTGAAAACATACTCACCAACCAACTTTTCGAGTTCCCTCGGTTCTAGGTCAGGATGCTTTCGTGCAGCTTCAACAACATTTCGCCAGTTGATAGCTTTCTTAGGATATGGCCCACCGATAACATCTTTGTCCAATGCCATCAGAGCAACCACATCTTGTGCGTTGAAGTGAATATCAGAATCGATAAACAACATATGTGTATAATCGGTTCTCAAAAATTCATCAACAAGATAATTTCTTGCTCGAGTGATGAGCGATTCATTGAAAAGGAAAGAGAATTTCGTTTCAATGCCATACTTACTCATCATTGCTTGTAGGTCAAGGCATGATTTAACATACAAGCCGTGAGCCATACCGCCATACATTGGCGTAGCAATAAACAGTTTATTTTTTCTCAATTCATCAAGTTTGACTTGTATTTCCATAATGCACCCATAAGATAAAAAAAAGGAGAGACATAATTATATATCTCTCCTTAGCCTAAAACTCTTTTAAAGTTTAGGCAAAAGCACGCTGTCCTTGAGAACGGAGGGCTTGGATGCCAGCAGCAACCATGCGCTTGGTAGGAGTGCCAAGGCGATAGAAAGCAACCTTTTCACCGCTAGAAGTTACACGGGTGTTCAAGTAGATTGCGTGACCTTCATTGCGAAGCTCATTGATGGTTGCGGAAGGATTGCGAACACCGAAGAGGCTCTGCATACGAGCAGAGGTGAGGGTGTTGCGGGTGCTGTCCTTAGACAGGTAGTTAAAGACTTTTTCTTTAGTCGTCATTACAAAGTTCTCCAAATTTGATCGCACTTATTACAAAAATTTGAGAGGCGATCTTTCTCTCAAATCAGAATAGAATTATGACACAGATTTTACTCTGTGTCAAGCGTTATACAGGCAAATGTTTAGAAAGGAATTTCTTCGTCAGGTGTGTTTGCCGTTACAGCAGGTGCAGGAGCAAGAATTTGTTCTGCCGAAGCACCAGAATCAACCTTAGTGTACAGGTCAAGGAAAGATGCCTTGGTGTCATCATCAAAGCGATTTAAGCACATACGAATTGCCTTCATCTTATCACCGAAGATACCGAAGGTTTCAACAATATGAACCAAACGGCGTGTAGAAATCACTTCATCACAACCGCCATCGGCGAAGGTCTTGCGAATAACATCAGCCCAAGTTACAAGCTTATCGGCGAAATCTTCATCTTCACGGCCAACCGAAACAAGTTCCTTACGGATAATCTTGCGTTCAGTAGCAACCGGAGGCCATTCTTGTTCCATCGTATTGCGAAAACGCTCAAGAAACGCTTCATTCAATACATTGGTGAACATATAACGACCGTCATCAGAGCCCTTGCCCTTAGTATTCGCAGTAGCAAACACCGTGAAACCGGGAGCAGGCGTAATCAATTCACCCTTTTTCTTCAACATAAACGGCTTGCCTTCAAGTACACGCTGAAGACTGGAAAGATTTTGAGCACCATAATCGATTTCATCAATACAGAGCACAGCACCTTGGCGAGCGGCAGTGGTCACAGGACCATCACGCCATTCCATATTGCCGTTAATCAGAACATAGTTACCAAGCAAATCACTTTCATCGGTTTCAGGAGTCATTGAAACGCAAATAAACTTACGCTTGGCCTTGGCACAGGCTTGTTCGACCGACATGGTCTTGCCGTTGCCAGAGTGTCCTGAGATAAACACAGGAAAGAATCGATTGCTTTGCACAATCGAAAGTACATCATCAAAGTTACCAAACGCTACATAGTTTTTGTAAACTTTGGGAATCAAATCAGTTTCTTCAAGGTCTGTAGAAACATTTTGAATTCGATTTTCGGACTTATCAACAGGCTTTGTCATAGGCAATACTTGAGCAGCCATTTGAATTGCGGGAACTTGGCCAGTCGGAACACGATATTGTCCACGGCCAACACGATTGGATTCTTCTTTAGTAAACCACGGAGCACCGGAAATTCCAATCTCCGAACAAATTTTCTTTACTTCAGCTCGGGTTACGATAGGCTTCTGAAGCGAAACCAGGGCATCCATAAACTTTTGACGATTTTCAGCACGGGTAGTCATAATGTATCCTTGTCAAACAATACACATATTATAGAACACAACAGGAGCATTGTCAAGCCCTTGTTGCATAAAAACAACATCAGGCGGCAATGCCCTGGATGAATCTGGAGACCAGAACACGATTCACGAGCCGCTTTTTATTGTATTTCATAAAAGCATTCTTAAGCTTCGAAGCCGTCACTTTGCCTTCAACTTCGATTTCTTCATTATCAATGTTCAAATCGGAACCACCAGCAACAATGAAAAAGTCATTGTAACCGAGGGTCTTGCAAGCCAAGAACTTTTCAGTCTTCAACTTTTTAGCAAGAGTGTTCACTTCTTCATCAATGCGACTCACTTCAGTATAGTTCCGCTTCTGATTCGCTTGATATCGCTTTACATCAAAATGCAAGCCGTCATCAGAAACATACCGATGGTGAATTGACATTTTTGCAGAACGACCAGAACCAGTCAAAAAGAAACCAAACACTTTAGAACCGGTAGTCTTTTTGAACCATTCAAGAGCACAAAGCAACATCGGATCATACCGAGAAATTGATTGAAGTTTGTAATTGAACTTATTGCTCACATCTTGCACAATCACATTTTCATATGTGATATTGAAACCCAATTGGATAATTCTGTTTGTTGGTGTACGATATGAATAACTTGAAGCAAGTTTCTCATCATGGCCATCATCCATAACATTGTAACGATTGGTATCATCAGAATCACCATCGTGAACAATCACCAAACTTGCCAAATCAAGGTTGTGCTTCTGACGGAATCGCTTCATAATTTCACCAGAAGCAAAAATTGCTTGAGTCAATGGCGTATTTGAAAGTTCTTCAGAAACTGGCTTTCCAATCCAACGATTTTCAAACGCAGCCTTGAGAACCAACATGGATCGAACTGCACGATTGAAATCAAAATTGCTCATTGAAGAATTCAAATACTCACGCAAGTATACATCAGCCAAGGACAATTCACCGTTATTTTGGCTAAACGACCTGTGTTCACTGTAATGCTTTTTGTGATCAGCATTAAAAGCAGATTCAGAGCAACCGAAACCATAAACAATGAACGGAATATTCACTTTTCGGCAGAACATTGCCAAGACCAAAATCTGTTCGATAGAACCAGGCATGTTGTCAGACATAGACCCGGACTTATCAAGCAACAGAACCAGACCATGGCTCTTGCCCTTAGGCGTAAGCATCACTTTGCGGAAAATGTTATCATCAAACTTATATGAAGAAAGCTTGTTGATATCAATGTCACCAGTATCACAAATGCGAGACTTGCTAAACGCCTTAGCAGCCTTACGCATTTCAAATTCTTTCACCAGAAGTCCGATGAACCTTTCGTTACGATTCTTAAAGTCGGTGACCAGTTGCTTAGCCTTTTCCTTTTCGAATCGAATATAATTATTGTTGTTTGCAAAGTAATAATCTTCCATCTGCTCGATAACACGAGCATAAGGCGTAATCACGGTTTCGAGATTAACCTTAGGAACATTCAAATACAAATAACGCTTACTCTTTTCATCAAGCAGAAGGTTTTCACGCTTGCGAAACTCTTCATCGGTCACGCATTCGGGAACAAACTGGTCTTCCGAAGAAGTGCGAGATTCTTTTTCACGATTGATGGAAGAACCATTGTCATCATCATCAAATTCTTCACTTTGACCAGAATCCGATTCTTCACCATCAGCCGAAGCATCAAGGTCTTCGGCTGATTCGCCTTCATCACCATCATCAGATTCTACAGAAGTTTTGGCATTCTTTTGCTTTTGGCCATTTTCTTCTTCACCATCATCGTCAGAGTTGGAATCCGAGCATTCACATTCTTCTGATTCATAACCGTCTTGGTCAAATTCAGATTGGTCATAATCGAAATCATAATTCTGCATTTCGAATTGCTCGCCCTTGGAATACTCAAAGATTTGATCCGTGAGTTTTACAACATCATCCCAAGTTTCAAGATTCGAAATCTTTTCGATAAAGACCTTTTCTTCAGGCTTGAATTCGATCCAGTTTGCTGTGTATTGTGACTTGGTGAAAATATTCAGGCGATCAATAAACGCCATGTTATTCACGCTTCGGTTTTTAATACCGAAGAAATCACGATCAAACAATTCATTATAAGCCCTCAGAAAACCAGTCTTCAGGCCAGGATAACGCCGTTTGACTTTCTTTTCAATACGAGCATCTTCAACAACATTCAAAAAATTCTTGTAAGACTTTGGCTTGGTTGTGTCAGTAGCCGCAGTGTGCCAACCTTGAGCAGGAGTATACAATGCGTGACCAACTTCATGGCCTGTCAGAAGGTCGTAAAGGTCTCCTGACATATTCTGCCAGATTGGCAGATACAAAACACGATTGATGGGATCAAACTTGGCAGTATGAATCTTTTGGTGTTGAACCGTCAGATTCTCTGTAGCCATCAGTTTGGCCAGTTGGGATTTTTGTTCAGCAGTAAAGGACATAGAAGTTCCGTATCGACTTATGTACCAATTATACAACAATCCAGTGTATTGTCAAGGCTTTCGTAAGCTATTGATTTTACTCAGGTTTTTTGTTGCAAAAAAACAACATTAGTGGAGCGGTTCAGAGGAGTTAAACCTCTCTACCTACGGGGGTAGGCTGTCTCGGACTCACCGCATATGATGGAACTATACTCTATTTATCGACCTACTTGCGGCAAATAAAGCGACTTTGCTTCTTGCCATGATAGGATTGCCAAATTGTCATAGAAAAGAGTTTCGCCTGAAACACGATTCTTCTTTACCAGTTGTTTGATTCGTGGTTTGGCGTGCTTCTCTTTCCATAGATTACTTAGGTCTTCTACAGACGATTCGAAGCACTTTTTCATATTTTTGCCGTTATGTTCGCCTCGGAGAAACTCTACGGATTCGGCATACAAAGGGCACCAATAAATGCCTCGAGCATGTTCCGATTTGATGAGTTCTTTCGGCACATTCAACTTAGAATAGGTGAAGGTCAATGAACGATTCTTATGGTCACGCTTATGTGGTTGACCTGATGGTTTCTTTGCAATATACCACTCAAAATAACGGCGAGTGTGGTTTGTTTTCAACCATTCACGAATCATGTAACGAGTTTCATTTGTTGGTTCATACGACACAGAACCTGAAGTGAATCCCATTTTCTGCCAGTAGTCTAGATTGTCATACTGGGATAGACCATCCGCCTTTGTTTTGCCATAGAGTGATGTGGTACTGACAGAAACAAGTTTATCACCATAAAGTTTTTCCCACATTTCTTGAACTGGATCAGAAAGACAGAGCAATGCAAGTAGTTTACCGCCGACATAGTTGAAACCAAGCGGTTGCAATGGCACAATTGTAGAACCAATCGCAGTATGATTAATCATGCCGCCTTGCGTTTTCAATTCTTTCGACCAACCAATGTAACGATCACGAGGTGTCAAGTCAAGGAAGTCTGAAGAGATGCAAATAACACCAAGATACTTTTTTGTAATTTCATCACGAACAATAAAATTCAAATTACGGCCAATGTTTGAATTATTCTTCATTGTTGAAGAGAATGTACGAATACAATTCCACAATTCAGGCAGGTCTTTTTCTTTGTTGGTATAAATCAATTCTGGTTGCAATTTCAAATAGTCATCAGGCGATTCTGGAATCCAAAAATTTCGTTTGACTTCCTCAATTGCTCGGCGTTGTTCTTCATCTTGCAGAACACACTTCTCGCCTTCCCACAAATCATTTACAACAACTGATGGATATCGCTCTTGTACTTCACACCACTTCTGATACAAAGTGTACTCTTTAACATCCATTTGTGAAACATAGGTCAACTCTTTGATAACACGCTCACGAAGTTCATCGGTATCAATTTGTTTGTATTCTTGGCCAGCATCAAGCCATTTTTTCCACTGTGTATCAACATCGTCTTTTGGATCAAAAGAGTATGACATTATTTGTTCTTTCTAATTGCAGATTTGATTCGTTTCTGTTGTTTATTTTTCGCCATTTGCAATGCAACTGGGCCAACATGACTGGTAAATTTAATGCCGTTCATGTGGTCGAGTTCGTGCAAATAACAACGAGCAGTTAGACCTTCAAGGCGAGTTTGAACTGTTTCACCAAGTTCATTGGTGAATTCAACATCAACCCATTTAGGTCTTTCAATCTTACAATAGAGAGCCGGGAAAGAGAGGCAACCTTCATCTGATTTTTGCATTTCATCCGATTGTGCAATAACTTTCGGGTTAATACAAACCATACTGAAGTTCTCATGTCCAATAATAAAGATTCGAGCAATAACGCCACATTGATTTGCCGAAAGACCAATGCCGCCAAATTTCTCCATGGTCATCTTCATTTGTTTTACCAGTGTAGTGACACCTTCATTAGGCAAAGCACCGGTATATTCTGGCATCTTTTGAGCAAGCAACGGAAAGTGTTCGCCGTAAAGTGTAAGCGGTTGCAATACTTTTGGTTTAGCCAAACTTTCGGCTGTGTTTATAACTAAAACATCATCACTCATTTTTTCACCTTTGAGAAATTCTTTTCTTTTACGAATCGTATAACATTAGCAAACTTGTCTTGTAATACATCACCTTTATGCGATATGACAAACAAATTTACACCCTCTAACATATGTAGGATGTTCATCAAATACTCTGTGCCATTAGCATCAAGACTTGAATCGAATGTTTCATCAAGAATCAACAAGTTGGTATTTGCAGAATTCTTCAACTTAGCAACAGCACGCCAAGTCAACATCAATGCCATATCAATTCGTTGTTTTTCGCCTTCAGAGAAATTGTTGTAGGAAAATTCATCACGATGGCGAGACTTGATTGTTTCTTTGAACGATTCATCAAGATTAAAATTAACAAAGAAGTCTAAAGACGCTAAATACTTGTTGACCAATTTGTTGATGATAGGCAGATATTGTTTAACAATTTTGGTTTTGATACCAGTGTCTTTCAACAAATTTGAGGCAACTTCTAGATATGACTTTTCTTGTATTAATCCTTGCAAGTCTGCC